CACCGATACGCCAACCTTCCCAAACTTGATTTATCCATTCCCATTCAATTTCAATATCACCAGCAGAAGCATCAAATTCATAATTCTCGTCTACAACACTTTCAACGATATTTCCTAATAAATCTCGATGTTTAAGAATACCTTGTTTAATTTCAGTTTTCCAAACATAATGATAAATATCAATTTCTTTACCATATAATCGAGCTTCACTACGAAGTGTTTCTACGTTAGTATGTAAGATAGCTTTACGTTCAGCAAAATCTGTTTTATTGAAGATTTGAACTATGCCATCAGGAGCATCATATTTAGGAGATACAGTATAAATATCTTTAAGATAATTCATTTCTGCATCTGTAAGTTCATCACGAAATCTATCAATGATTTGTGGAATAGTCATTCGATAAACACGAACTCCTGCATCATCATCTTCGATATATCGTTGACCACTTTCAATACGATAATATTCGAGAGGAGATATTACTTGAAGATAAACATCACATTTATAAACTTCTCGATAAGTATAAACCTCTTCACAAGCCCACCAATAGAAATAGCATTGTTGATACTTGTCTTTCGCTTCAACGATAGTATTAATAAGTTCAAGACGCTTTTGAGTTGTAATAGTTACATCATCAATCCAATCGTTAAGAACTTCTTCAATAATATCATTAAGTTCACCTTGCTTAATTGTCTTTTGACCAGTATTAAATCCTACTTCATTAAGACGATTAATAATTTCTTGATTACAATAAGCCATTACTTTATCAGCAAGAACTTTATTGCGAGCAAGAGTTACAGAAGGGTCATTATTAAATACTTGATAATTAGAGAACATATTAATAAATTCTCCCATATATCGTTCTTTAATAGGAGTAAGAAAATCTACATCACGTATCTCACCATACATGACAGCTTTCTCACCAACCTTATCAATATAATTCCGAAGAACATATTCATAAGTCTTAGGGTCTACTAAACCATTAGCAGCATCGAGAAATTTCTGTATAACAGTTTTATCGTTCTGACCAATAGCAAGATTAATCCAATAATTACAATTAGGAATGTACCAAGCTTTCGTTTGTTTTGTAGCAGTACTTGCACGCTGGTCAGGCATAACAAGTGGAGTTGCTCTTAAATCACGTTCACTCATTTTAGGAATCTATTAACTTTACGACCAGTGTTATTAGTTTTACTTTTCGAGTTAGCTTCTCGTTCAAGTAAAAGGGAATCTTTACGAAATTCAAACATTGCAACGATAGCCGAACTTAATCGGTCTGCATTACGCCCAAATATAAATCTATCCAACTCTAATAAGAAACTTATATCATAAATTTGATTAAATCTATATATTGGTGTATCGTCGGACGTTTTTCCGACAATTTCGTATAAGAAATCCCGCACCATGCGCATACCCTCTAACTTAATATCGCCATCACCAATTACAATACCATAACCAGTAATATGAGGGCCATCAACACTACGATTAATATAACTACTTGGGTCTTTCAGTAACTTATCTCTATAACCCCATTTCTTGAAATTAGTAACAAGTTCACCAGTACCAGCTTCATAAAGAACTTTACAATTCCAACGTAAACAAGCATAAAGAACAAGTTTATCGACAGCTTCCATAGTATCAAGACGACCACAATAAGAAGCAACAAGTCGTTTACCCATGTAAGGAGTTTTGCTGTTAGTACGCATCCACACTTGAAAACTTGCAAGTGAATTTTTTGTACTAACTTCTTCTTTATTTTTATCTACACGATATGGGTCATAAGAAATAAAATAAAGACTACCATCATTTGGGATAGGAGAATAAAACTCTCTTATACAACCATGAACATCAGTCTTTGAATTATGAGGTACATCAGTTATATACTCATGGAATCTATCGGAACCAAATATAGCTCGTTCAATACATTCCTGTTTAGTAACAAATCTAACACGTCCATCATCAAGTATATACCAACCATCTTCATAAAAATGATTAGACTTATCATATTTAATAGCGTTAATATGATTAGTAAGTTCCGGACTGTGAAAAATGTTCTCTTGTGTGTTCGTAAATGCCTCATTAGGACTGTTAGCACGTTGGCCTACATAAATATTATATTCACCAGCATCTTTCTCTTTTTCTGCACCACGTTTCTTGTCATAATCATCCTTCCAAGAAGCAAACAGTAAAGAATTACCATCTTCTATAAAAGGTTCATAATCCCATATCTGCGGAAAAAAGAAACCACAAACAGCGTGTCTACTATTAGCATCCCAGATATTTTCCATAGGAAGCATATCATTCTTTCCGGGATTATAAAAACAATTACTAAAAGCTTCCCAGTTAGCACCTTTTGTACCACCCGTACCATACACACGGATAGTACCAATTCGCATTGCACCTGATTCACTATTAGACATCATAACGTCTAATGCCTTTTGAAGATTAGGACAGTTATGAGTAATAGTAAAATCTTCTAATAATACAAGATTATCACCATCTACTTCAAATCCATAATATCTACCTCGACCAATAGGTTTAATATCAAATCGAGTTTCCAATACATTCTTTTGTAATGAAATATAATTTTCTGCTTTTTTACGATTTATTTTAGTAGGAATTAAATGACAACCAGATAAAATAAAAATTCTATAATAAGTAACACCTCTTATAATCTTTTCTGAAACAGTGGTTTTCAATCCAAGACTTCTACAAATATAAACAATATCATAAACAATTGCAGGGTCTTTTTGAGCTATTTCAAAATTATGTTTTTTAGAATCATAAGAACCATCAGTGTCAATAATACCAGCTAAAAATTCTAATCTACTTTGTTTATCAGTATAAATATACTCTTTTGGAATATATTTATTATGAAGAACTCCCATATTAAAAAGTTCTTGTCTAAACCAATTATCCGAAGCATCTTCACATTTTACTAATGTAATTCTTTTAGCATTAGAATTAGTATCTGCAATCGAATAATCAAGATTATTATTTTTTGAATATTCTTTTAAATAATCAATTACTTCACTATCTTCATTGGTAAATCTACATGTATCTTTATCTTCATCACCAATCCATAATCCAAAAACATAAGGTTCAATTTTAACATTCTTTTTATCAAAATCAATACATGTTTTTATAAGAGCATGATTATCTTTCCAGCGAGGATGTTCTTTAATCATATTTATATAATCTGGAGCAGTCATAGTAATCGGTTTACATATATTACCATAGCTTTTCCTATAAATCATATAAATGTCATGCTTACTATTTACAACATGAGATTCACCATTTAAAGGAGTAACTTCGTATAAATCATCTTCACCATTTATAGTAGCTAATACTGTACGAGGATTTCCGTCAGGTCCCATAAGTTTATCACCTACTTTAATATCTTGAACAAATTTAATTTGTCCATCAGACATTATAAAACCAGTATTTTCCCCAAAACATTTACCTGCTTCCTCAAAATCAGTTTCAATAGCTTTCTTACCTACTGCGGCACTTTCATTTTTACCAATAGCAACACTTAAAAGTTTACTACGAAATCCGAAAGCCTTCTGACCTTCTTTTGATTTCTTATATCCAAGCTCAATACCTTTATCAAAGTTCTCACTTAGATAACCTCTTCGCCAATAAGTTTTATCTTCATACCAATCGAGATTAACTTTAACCATATAAGATGTAGCACCTTTTTCAGTTAAGTAATCCATTTGGTCAGCAGCAAGTGTAACAGTTACATTCTTATTTGCGTTAATAGTATTAGCTGCTTGACTACCACGCTTATATGAAAAACCTTTACGACGAGCTTTTGCCTTACATAAGTTACAACTATTGTTAGCAATCAGCTCATCAATCTTAAAGTTCCAATAATCTCCATCCCAAAATCGAGGAAAGCCTTCAACAGTATTAACCTTAAATCTTCCCTCTTTATCTAACTGTTTACGTTCCTTTTCATTAGGAGCACGTTCGATACGACCATAATTAAGATAATTATAATGGTCGCCAGTTATACGAACTTTATGAAGTAAAGCCTTACGTTCAGCATCAGATTTGGCTGCTAAATAAGCAGGAATATCTTTAATGTATAATTTACAATATGCTTGAACACCTTTAACTCGTCTATCCATTTCACGTTGCCAAAACTTTACGGCATTAGGACTATCATCAGGTTCAAGACAATAACATCCATGTTTTTCATAAAAGTTTGCAACACGACTAAATATTTCAGTACCTACGAAAACAAAGTCTATTTTCATAAGTACACCACCACTTTCACCTATAAGAAAATCATTATCTCTATCAATCCAAGGTTTACCAGTAAAACGACAAATACTTAAAGACAAAGGCTTGTAACTTTCTTTATCTTCAAGTATATAATCTATAAACGGACTTCGACCAGTTTCATAACCATAACGATTATCTTTACGATAATGTTTCTGTTTCGTTAGGAGCATTAGATGCTCTATCATTTGTTCCGTCATAGCTATCTCTGTATTCAGCTCCACCACGAATTGATGTTACACCTTTTTCAATTTTATCCCACTTATCATTAAGCTCAGTAAGACTTTCAACTCGTGCAGGAATTTCATTAGCAATTTTAATAATCTGTTTAAGAGTATCTTCACAAAGAGCTAAATCTTTCATTTCAAGTTCTTTCGACATTAAATCTTCTATACCATCAGTTAATGTACGAACTAACTTACTTGAAAGATTCAAAGATTTAATAGTAGAATTAATTAAATCTTCAACAGCTGTAATATTAAGATTTGATTTTACAAATTCAATAGCAGATAAAACAACTTTATCCGGTAGATAAGATTCATCCAAACCGGCATTAGACTTAGCATAAGCATAAGCTTCTTTTTTAGTAAGTCCTGCTTTCGTTACATAACCTTTTCTATCGGATAAATATAATATAAATCTAAATTCCTTTTCTGCAAAAGATTTATCTTTACTATCATCACGAGCATATATCTGTTGAAGTAAAGAATATTGAAGTATCTCTTCTACATCAAGAATTAGTTTATCATTTTCTATCTTAAATCCATGTACCATATATCATCGACTTGATATAAATATTAATACAGCATTCAGAGCAATAGAACCAGCTGCAATCCAACCATTTCTACGTTTCTTTTTTCGTTCAGCTAAATATCTTTCTTGATAATCAATTAACTTACTATTGAGTGAATCAAGGCTACCAAAAGAAACAACCAAAAGACTATCACGAATAGCAATATGATAAGACTGGAAGGATATAACGCTATCTTGTACCCTTTGAATTTCACTGGCAGTAAGATAAAGTTTTTCATACTTTTCACCTTCAAGAAGTTTTATAGCTAACTTACGAGTTTCTTTCGGAGTAAAAACAATAACTGTATCGCCATCAATCTTGTATCTTTTTTGCGATATAGCGGAGAACGGAATCATCACTAATGATATTACTATCATTAAAATCACTTTCAGCTTTCTCATAAATAGTAATAGTTTTTTGTTTAATTCCTCTAAGACTATCAATAACAAATTGTTGTTCATTAATAATCGTATCATATTTCTTAATGAAACTATTAAGACTATCTCTTAAAGATTTAATAGTTTCATCATGTCTTTCAATACCTAAAAACTTACGATTAATATATCTATCAAAATAAGTAGCTCCAATACCAATCGCAAGAATCAAAACAATATAAAATATATATCGAACAGTATCTTTCATAACTTACAAATCTAAATCCATTTCATTAATAAGAACATAAGATTGAGTTCCTTTACCAATCGCCTTATCAAACAAAGGAATAATAATATCATTCCATTGATTCACATCTTTGATAACTTGACAACCAGCAGAATAAAGACCAATCTCGTCACTTACTTTCCAGCTTGACGCCCTATGTAAATTAATACCAAACATACCAAAGTCAGTATTATCGGTAATATCAATTTTGTCATCTCGATTATTGTCACGAATTACTTGACAAGGATTAGCTTGAACAAGGGCTTTATATTGTCCTTTATGTTTACCTATTTTCCAAAGAGCTTTGTGTACACCTTCTCGAAGAACTGCACAACCTTTATCATTAACAGGAGTTTCAAGATTTAGATTACTTGGGTCAGTAGTAGCTTCAAAAACCATACATTCCCATATATTAAAATCTCGTTCATAAAACATTACAATAACATCGTTATAATGTTTAGTACAAGTACTTTTAGAACGAATACCCCAGATATTAAGATTAATAGGATATTTATCATTTTTCCTAAATATAGGATATTCTAAATCTTTCGCAATTTCAATAAGTCTATTTGGTAAATCATTTACACCAATGAGTTTATTAAATAATGCGTTATATTTTGATTCCTTAGTTGCTTTCATATTTGTAATATTTTTTGTAACTTGTGTGGGCCTCGCTCCGCTCGGCCTTTCGGGTGCTCCGCACCCTCACCCGGTGGGGGAGTGGGTTGGACGCCCACTGGCGACACCATTTGTATCATTACTTATAACACTTCTATCGTCCAAACTAAATTTTATAGTTGCCCACGATAATTACTATTAAAAATCCTAATAAGATTTACTGCAAGTTTACCACGAGTATCTATATAATAAATCTTAATAGTTTTCATAGTTTAGAAAAGTGTTTTAGCAGTTTTATAAATATGTTTACTTGAATAATCAGCAATCATCATTCCGACTTCATTTTTAAGATAAGGAATATCATACATTTCTACGACTTCTTCATCTTCTTCATTTTCGTCTTGAAATTGATTCTGAATAGTTCTAATATGACAAAGAATAATTCCTACATTTTTATAACCCCAGCTTTCAACAAGATTAGCATAAGTAGAAAGTTGCATTGCATAATGATTACCTATACTATCTGCAAGGTGGTCAAGCGGTGCACCGAAATATTCCTCTTTATAAATAAAATTATTGAGGTCAAGTGTACCATCCATTTTCTTATCATAATAACCACTTTCAAATCTAATTGGAGCCTTATTAGTTTTCCAGTCTAAAATGATAAATTCCTTATCACGAATTAAGAGAATATCAATAAGACCGGAAACAAGATTTTGGCTATCATAAACACCAATCTCAGCGTAGATATGATAACCTTTCGTAACAAGAGCAGCAATCAGACTAAATATATCAGGATACTTTTCTCGAATACCAGTCTTAACAAAATATTCAAGATTCAGCTTACCGTATTTATGACTACCAACAATATCATCTATCGTATAGATTCTATCATTGATAAAACCATTAGCGTTCAGCTTATATCCATTACAAGTCTTAATAGCAGTTTCAAGGTAATTATGTTTCTTTGTTCCTTTATCACAAGCCTTAATAGTTTCTTGTTCCCATTCCCAAAGAATTTGTTTCTTAGTTTTACCTTTATATTTTTGATATTTTGGATGTCGAGGATTCTTACCTATACGTTCACACGCTGCGGCAATTTCTTCTTTCTTAAATTCTTGCGTATATTTACCAATAAGAGTAGTAACAGATATGTAACCATTACCTAAATCATCTGTGTACTTATGTTCCTCTTCATTAAAGTACAATATTCTACCCTTTGGCAAAATCTTTTCTGAAACGCATTTTCTTCCCATCTTCTTCGGCAGTTCTACGTCTACGACGATTAGCAATATGATAAGCAATAATCTTTGCTTTACGTTCCTCTCGACTTAAACCTTCAAGTTCCTCAGCATGAGTTTTCTTAAAGAACTTAGCTGAACTATATTCAAATCTACCAACACGAGGAACACTGACAACTTCATCTCCTCGCATCATAGCTTTGGCAACACTATCCTTTTGTGTTCTTTCCAGTAACTCTAATACTTTCGCCTTTTGGTCAGGTCTTAACTTTTCCCAAGCTGCAACACTTCGTTTATAAGAAGCAGGTCGTCGAAGAACATAAGGTTTAAGATGTTTTTCAATACGTTCATCTACGAAAGGAACTAACTTATCATAAACAAAAGGATTAAGCATATTTTAGTTATTAATAGCAGGAGATTCAATCCAAACACCTACGATAGAATATTCATCTACAAGAACAAACTCACTAAACTTAACAGTTCCAACATCAACAATGGATTTACCTTCACGATGAATTTTCTGTTTAGCAGCAAGCGTTTGAGTATCGCCCGGCATTTGAATAAGAGTAGGAATACAACCGTTTTCCAGTTTTACTTTATCTCCAACATTAAGACTTTTGACATTTTCGGCAACAGCCATAACAGTATAAGCCTTAGCTGGAATCTTATTAATTTCCTCGTTATTAAGAATATTAAGAGTAGATACTTCAAAATCTGCACGAAGGAGAACTTTGTTACCACGAGGACTAAATGCAATTTTTGTTTCCATAGTTTTACTTTGTTTAGGATTTACATTACTATAACTACGAGTACAAATATATAATATAATTTTATCCCATGCAAGCAAATCTAAATAAATTTCAAACTGAATTAATAAAATTATCACTATCAGAAGCAGAATTATCAATAAGTCTAATAGTAATTACAGTATTAGCGATTGCAAGACCTCACGAGTGGGCGTCCAACCTGCTCCCCCACCGGGAGTACACAAGTTAAAACTAATAAAATCCCTATTAAAAGCTCTTCAAAATTTATCACTTTTTGCATCACCAGTTTTCCCACCAAAAGAATCAATTTTGGCGACATTAGTATCTTGACCAGTTGCACTACTAAAATCACTAATTTTTGAACTAATTTTTTCGTTATTAAATTCGTTATTAATTACGTGATTATTTGATATAGTTTCTGAATTACGAGTTGGAATTTGTATATATATTATATATTCATTATTTGTAATAATATTACTTGTAATATTATTACTATATATAGGTATATGGTCAATTAATTCAAAAATTCATTCAAAAATTACGGAAAATAATGATGCAAAAATTGTAGATTTTAGTGAAGATAGAGGTCATTTTACAGGTAATTTTACAGGTCAAATTACAAGTAATATTGAAATTACATTAAAAATTAATTCAAAAATTAAGGAAAATGGTAATGAAAATAATAGAGATTTTAATAAATAAACTAATGAAATTTTAAGTAAAATTAAAAATAAAGAAAATGAAAATTCAAAAATTAGAGAATTTAATATAAGATTTAATAATGAAATTAAAAAGATTTTAAGTGATTTTATAGATAATGATACAAGTCTTTTTATAAATGATAAGAATAAAGATAAATTTTCTAAGGATTTTAATAACTTTTGTAAAGATAAAAATGAAGATTTTAATAATAAATTTCGTGATAAATCTATAAGTCTTTTCGCAGGTATCGGAAATAATATGAATGTTTATAATAAACTTATGAATCTTAAAATGAATAAAAGATGTAAAAATAAAAATGATAATTTTAGATATTACAATAGTGATAAAAATATTAAGGGTTTTTAAGATTTATAGATTGAATGAAATGATAATATAAAGAATAAAGATTTTAATAATTATGAAAGTGTTTATAAAGGTATAGAAAATAATATAAGTATTTGTTATAAATTTCAAAATGATTTTAATGATTGTTTTCAAGATAAAAATAATAAAAATATTAATGATTATAAAAGTATTTTTGTTAGTGTTAAAAATAATATAAAAAATAATAATAAAAGTGATAATGATTTTAATAATTTTCGTAATCTTTTTAATGTTATTTTTGAAAATGATAATGTTAAAAATAATAAAATTATAGATTTTCTTTTTAATTTTAATGATATAAGAGATTGAGTTTTTAATAATAATTCGGATATTAATGTAAGTATTTTTACAGGTATTGAAAATAATATGAATGTTTATATTGTGGAAGTACCTAATGAAACTGCCCCGTCCATTCAAGGGTTTGCGAAGCCCCCCGCTTGAGATTGCAGGAAAGAAAAAAATAAACGTTTCCTGAATAGTCTAACTAAACATTATTCAACTATGGCAAAGCAAATCAAAGAAGCAACTGAAACAATCGTTAAGGTTGTTCGCATTAGTGGTAAAACTAAACCGCTGGCAATTAATGGTAAAGAGAATACCGATAACGTCGTATTCTTGCGTGCATTTGATGCCGAAAGCGGTGTTAAACTCGACACACCGCTTAGTATTACCGAAAGTAGGGCTAAAATGTTCGGTTTTTCGTGCCTTTGTATTAGTGAGGAAACAGCCGAACGCGATAACGCCGGAAATATGGTAGAGGAGTTAAACACGCTAACGAATCCGCCCAAGTATTACGAAATGACATTGCGAGTAATACCGAAAGGCGAGCCGGGAGAATGGGGCTATAAGACCAAAAAGGCCGTAACGGTGGACGGCAAAGAGTACAAAGCAGGTGAACTCGTTCCCTATCGTACTACTGGAACTATGATTGTAGAAGCAATCGGAAAAGAGTACAAAGATACGGATTTCAAGAGTGCCGCGATTAATCGTATCAATGGAGCCGCAAACGCTGCCGGTGATATGGCATATCGCATTGAAACTTTCCGTCTTATGTTCGGACGTATTCCGAATATGGCTAACGAGGAAGACCGAAATACCTTGCTTTCTCTTCCGGTAGCACACTAAACAACTAACGTTAAGGATGACGAACGTCGTAATGATGTTCGTCATTCTTTTCGTAAATTACAAGTTTCATTACGACCAACACTTTAAGTTTCATTACGACCAACACTATTAAAACTATGAAATGGTTAGGATTTATAGCATTAATTCTAATTGAATCATTAGCTATATTCGGTTTATCATTAGAACAAATAGGATTTACTATTTCACAAGCGATATTAATTTCGTGTTATGTTGTGTTATTAATTATCACAATTACGGGATTTATTATTACGCATTTTGTAAATCTACAAAAAGAAAAAGAAAATGAATTTCGAATTTTAGTAGAAAAATTACGAGGACAAGAAGAAGCAATTAAAACAATAAAAGAACAAGTGTTTAGAATAGGACAAAATGTATTAATTTCAGAAGAAAAACTGGAAGATATTAAGGAAGAATTTAAGAGATTAAAATGATGTGAATTAGAGGGATTAGAAGAATTAGTTGCGGAGGTATTATCTCCACTTTTATTTTTATCATTTCCACTATCAGAATCTCTAATTTTAGGCAAATAATCTTCCAATCATTGTTCTTAATAATTTTGTATCATTTTTAACAGTAATATTTATTTTATCATTTTCAATAATAATTATAATAATTGTTCTTAACAATCTTATAATATTTTTTATATTAATATTTTCATTTTTATTTTTAATATCATTCTTTTTATTATTTCATATTCTTTTTATTATTAATTTTTTATCATTAATCTCTTTAATATTTTTATCATTTTTCATATCTTTATTTTCATTAACAATCTCAATTTGATTTCCTATAATTGTTCTTTATAATTATTATTGATTATTTTTCATTATCATTTATAATAATTTCGATATTAATATTTTCATTATCATTTTCAATAATATTTGTAATAATTATTTCTTTTCTTTTATCTTTTTGATTTTTATCATCTTTTCCTTGTATTGTTATCATTAAAATCATAATAGTAATTGTTATAATTATTGTAATAATATTTTCATTCTTTTTATTTTTACTTTTTACAATATTATAACTTTTACATTTATCTTTATTAATAATAACAATATTCTTATTATTCTTTTTATCATTTTGAGCATTAATATTTTCAATTTGATTTTCATTAATTATAAATATAATAATTGACATTGTAATTGTAATAGAATTTGTAATATTAATTGTAATTATTTATTCTTTACTTTTATATTACTTATCTTTATTATTAATTACAATAGTTTTAATATCATAACTATCATGACTTGTGCTATCATTGGATTTATAATTTCCTATTTATTTGTTATATTAACAGTAGGAAATTCAGTAGACATAACTGGTAAACCAGAATTTACATTAACAGAAAAACTACAAGCATCATTTCTAATATTCTTATTTGGAGGATATTGGATTGTATTACTTGTAAAATATCTCATTTCATTAATTTAATTAACTATGAACACAACAGAATCTCCTAAACGAAAAATATCTGCATTAGAACGTACAATCGTTGCAAGTATGAGTAATATTTCAATGCCTGATATGATGGCATTACATAAGAAATTTCCTACATTAACTATCAAAGATATTTATGATGCATTAAGTTCGATAGAAACATCTGCATTAGGTACAACATCACGAGAATTTATTCTTCAATATGCAGAAGTAAGACTTCTTAGTTTACGAAAATCTAAAACTATTGAAGAAGCAACAGTACAAACTCGTGAAATATCAGAAAAAGTACAAGCTCTCATATCTCGTAATGAAGAATTAAATGACCGACTTGAAAGACAAACGTCTTATATTGGTAAACTTCAACGAGAAATATCAACATTCAAATCAGTAAATAAAAATATTAAAATAGTATCTCTCGTACTATTATTCTTACTGATTGGTCAAATTATAGCATATTTTACATTATAAATTTTAACAATAATTCAATTATGTCTAACAGTATGTTTTTTCTTCCTTGTATTTGTATCATCATTTGCTTTATTATTTCCGCTATTACTTATACCTATAATAAGGCCAAAGATAGAGCAGTTAATAAAGCTATTAATGATGATATTCAAGATGGTTTTGTATGTTTGGGGGATGTTTATATTAATAAGTATTATATTGAGTCTATTTATTTAGATGATAATGGACATCTTGTTGATATTAAAACAGACCATAATCAGTATTCATATCGTTTTACAAGTGAAAGTTCATATCATAAATATCTTAATTATCTTGAAAATACTTGTAAAATTAATACAATGATTCATAATCAATATTAATTTATGATATGGAAAATAATAGCAATAGTCTTTTGGAGTTTAATAGGTCTAATAGGCTTTTGCAAATGTATTGACGGTGATGAATCAAAAACTCTCACTGGTATTATTTATATAATTATTTCATTAGCTTTCCTAACTGGTATTGCTATTGGAGTATAAACTGTTAATCATATGACTGCTAAACTAATTGTATCTGTTAAAGAAGTAAACGGTATTGCACAAGTCGTTTACTATTGTAAAGAACGTCGGCGTATTTATCGTAAATCGTTTGCTGATACTGTTCGAGAATTTCGTGATGCTTATAGAAAAGCTAATAAGAAATAAGTTGCAACTGGAGAGGGCTACGCAGCTGGGCTACGCCCAGCCGCTCCGCTCCCCGGTGGGAGAGGAGGTTGCACGCCCACTTGTCGCGTTATTCACGAAACTATTATTATAACTTTTACTATTAATAATATCGAAGCTATGTTATGTGAAATTATATCTGAAACAAAAGGTACTATTATTAATTTACCTATACAAGGTGATATTAATGTTAGTCGTGACGATTATATCGAAATCAATAATGTTCGATATGTAGTTCGTCGAAAAGAATATATTCTTAAAACTGAAAATAATTCTGCCGAAAGACAAGTTTATATTACTCGTATTGTTATTTATATTATGTAAATTATGCCAAATTTAGAAGATTGTGTTATTCAGTTCGAAGACCCTAATCCAACAATGATTCGTGTCGAAAATGCTCCTGCAGGTGTTGGTGCTGATATAGTATTTCCAAGTGTGGAACCGGAACATTTACGAGGTGGATCATTATCTGCTATTAGGCCTATGACAGTTACTGAATATAATAGTATTCATGCAAATGATTATAAAACTGAAAGAAATACTGGAAGTATCATTCTTATTATGATTGTTGCAACAATTTGCTTAATTAAAGTCATTAGAGCTGCGAAAAAATCAGATTAGCCAAGTATGACTACTGAACAAGAAAAAGATTTTAAGAAAAGAGGTATATATAATGATATTATTCTGATGACAAATCTGACGATGATATATTGTTATATTATGTTCTTTGCTCTTGAAGAAGTTGTTAATATCTTTGGTAAACGTTATCGACATTCAACAAAGTATTATTATAATATTGTTCGAGAAGTTCTCGATAGAATTAATTGTGATAATATTAATTGTTTCAAAACAAGTCAGCAAGATGCTGGTCAAATGGTTTTGGATGTTGTTAAAGAAATCGAAGATAGACTTGCTTTTGATGATAAACAGTTGTATATCCTATTTGTTATTAATCAAAAGGCTTACGATAATATTCATAGATTTGAACCCGAAGTTACAAGTATATTTAAGAAACAAATTGAATACATTTATCGTAAACTAATTGATTATTGTCCTATAACATTAGAAAAAGACAAAATGGCTATTGCAACTATTGTCATTAATCAAGTTATTAATAAAATTAAAGCTCGTGAGGAATCTGATGGTTCACTCACTATTATATATGATGATGCAAAATAAATTTCAAGATTTGTTTGGTCATACCATATATAATTATTATATTTGAATCATAAATAATAAACAAACAAACACAAGAACTATGTCTTACACTATCACTCGTGCTAACGAAAATAATAAAGTTGATAAAATGGGAAAAGGTCGCAAAATCAGTCATGTTCAAACTATCGTAGTCGGTGGTGATGAACGTAATAAATGTCGGCCGGTATATCGTGTAACGCTTATTCACAAAAATAATAAGTAACAAATTAATACAACAAGTTGTAAATACATTATCATAATAAAATATGTAATGAGTAGAAATCCTCGATAGGCAATCCAGTATTAAACTACTATTTTTACAACTTGTTTTCTTGAACTATGGTGTAATGGTAACACATGAGATTTTGGTTCTCATATTTCAGGTTCGAATCCTGATAGTTCAACTATTATAGATAATCATGGCAGAGATATAAATGCACCCAATGGATTGGTTGGTGATGCAGTAAGTCGAGGCTTAACTGTATTTTAGGCTGGTGTAAGTCCAGCTGATTATCTATAATTACGCCGTGTTAGCTTTAATGGTAGAGTAGCTGACTTGTAATCAGCAGGTTGTAGGTTCGAATCCTACACACGGCTCACATTGGGATTGTTGTGTTCCAAATATTGATGTTTTGAAATGGACATCTCGGAGTACTTCTGTTGTGATAATAGTGGTACTCTTTTTCATGTAAATTCTAATCTAATATATAATATTATGACTTTAATCACTCTACCTTCTGGAACTGTTTTAGCTAATGATTACACTCTTCCGATTATTTTTGTTAGTAAAGTTCTTATGGCTAATGACAACAATCCTCATGCTAAATTGTATCCGTATTATTTTACAATTATGTATGCTAATGGAGTTTCGATTTCTATCGTAGCTAAAACATTAGCAGAAGCTGAACTTGATAGACAAATAGTTGTTAAAGCTATTACTTCTACAAAAGATTCAAATGTGAATTAATTATCTATTGAGATTAAAAGCTAAATTAAAATTCATCGAAAGACTAAAAAAATTAATCTAACAAAAGATAAAAGTATGGAACAGACACAAAACACTTGCAGAGTAGCAATTAAGTTTAGATTTACAGTTGGTTCTGGTGCTGGAAATAATTATTCCAGTTGGGCACACTTAAAATCGTAACTGAAATTAAACCTACTATTTTGTTTCATAGGTCAGAGAATGGTGAAAAACATAATCTGATTGAACAAATAGCTACGGATAAAGTTAAAGAACTTATCAAAACATTTGGTAATAATAGTGTTGATGTTGAGATTCATTCTGTAACTCTTCTATAATATAGTTGACAACGAACTATTAATCGTGGTGGTTTAAGGCGAGATGGTGAAATAGGCAAACACGAAGGACTTAAAATCCTTTGGTCAGTAATGACCTTGCGGGTTCGATTCCCGCTCTCGCTACAAGTGTCCAAATGATGGACGCGAGTGTACCAATCCGAGTACACAATCTTGCAGACAAAACTGTCAAAAATCTGTGAGTTAAAAATGTGACAGTACTTATGGATACTCATAAGGCTAACGCTGGCGCCAAGCGGAATAATATTATGTGAGTTTCAACACGTTCATTTAGTAATGCTGTTGTTAGTGCTGACGAGCAACGAACAAGAAACGAGAGTACTCCTCGTTCTTGTCTTTTTAATGATGACGAAACCCGCGCGACAAGTGGGCGTGCAACCTCCTCTCCCACCGGGGAGCGGAGCGCTGGGCGAAGCCCAGCAGCGAAGCCGACTTAAATTACTACTAAATTAACTCTTAATTAAATATAAATTAAAACTATCTAACATTATGGTATGAGTAAGCAACCTATTATACAAGTTCATAGTTGTAGAGCTTGTAAGTATTGTAAAAGTAAAACTTCGTATAAGTCACGAACTGAACGAAAGACTTATTATGAATGTGATAAGACTAAAACTATGATTACAGAAAGTGTATATCAGACAAATGATTGTTTAACTTTTATTAGTCGTAAATAGTTTATGCCTAAACTCAATATTAATCAGATAGACAAATATCTTAATCCGAAAGATAACGGAGATAAGAGAAGGTCTAAACTTAATAGAAATCTTCGAGAAGATAACAATCAAAATTATAATAAGAAGAATGATAAACGTAGGCCAACAAGTCGTAACCAGTAAGGGTAGATATGGTCGTGTTATTGATGTTGATAATTCATCCAGTGAACTTAAAGTATTAGTTAAGATTGGTACTAAGAATTATTGGATATTAGAAAGTCAATTAACTCCTGCTACACATATAGTTAGGGTTAAAGTTGAATACGAAATAGATTATTGTGGTAAATCTATTACCGATAGTCTTGAAGTAGCCCTAAAACGTGATACTGTTCTTTACAATGATAATGTTAATTATTTAGCTCAACTTTGTAAAGATAAAGTAGAAAGACAATTAGAAATGGAAGTAAAAGTTAAACAAATTAAAATTTCATAAGTGCTATGACATTTGACTTAAAAGTTATTACTATTGAAACTAAACCTCGTGCTGGATATTTCATTCTTGACGAAGGTGAATTTTCTACTGTTAAAAAGGTTGTACCTCAACGTAGCGAAGTCTATCTTGATAATGGTAAAGTATTATCTATCGCTGATGCTTCTAAGAAAGTTGCAAAACTTATCGGTGAAGTTACTACTGAACAAGAGGATAAAGTTATTACAAAAACTTATTCGATTATTCATAGTGATTTCAGTGGAATTATTCGCGGTTTGTATGATACGATTCCTTATGGAGATGATGTTCCCGAAGAGGATAGAAAATATAAAACGCTTTGTGATGCACTGTTTGCTGGTGTAAAAGTCAGATATGAAGGTGCATTTGAAACTATTCTTACTCGTACTGTTGTTGATGAAGTTGTTGAGATTTCAAGTCTTTCTGTTGTAGACAGGTATCAGCTTTATTCTCGTGATGATAGAGTTGGTGTTGTTACGAAGTTTGACAAAGATTCTCATTGGTTCCAAATTAAACTTAATACCAGTGGTACTGTTGTTAAGTGTAAACGTGAAGATTTTACAAAACTTCATAATGACAATACTATACAGATGCTTCATACTTTATGTTCTCATTGTGGTCGGTAAATGGATTTTAGTAAACTTAAAGGACTTGTTCCTGTAAAGAAAGCTAATATCAATAGAGATTCAACTAATCGAACAAAAAGTAAAACTTCAAATATGACACCTCATGCTATAAAGTGTGAGGTGTTTTTTTATGATAATACGTTTTATGGAATTGTCGATAATGAACGTTACCCTATTGATATAACAAATGAGGATTATCAGAAAGCTACATTTGCATTTAGTACACCTGATAATGAACATTGGGATTGGTTTACGATTCGTCCTTTTAGTGCTGCTGAAGCTGATATTGAAAACTTGAAAAAGTATTGGCAACTTATTGTTCCTAAAATGAAGATTTGGATTACTCTTGAAAATGGAGTAGGAAAACTTGATATGGAACGTATTAATAATCGAAACGAAAAAGTTTTCAAAAGATTAAGTCCAAAATATTATGCTTCTCGACGCAATTAAAGAGTATTCGGTGGTCATGCCGGAATTACTTCAATATTTGAAGAAACGAGGATATGACCCCGGATACTTTTTTACAAAGTTAGACCTATCGCTACAATTCATAATAATATTCGAGTTTTTATTACAGAACTACGATATTGTTATGATTACAACCCCTAATGTTATGGGTGTTAGAGCTTATGTTAATCGAACTACTGACAAACAAGATGTAATATTTGTTTGTCCTACTCCTGAAACTTATAAAATAAGTAATAATCATTATGAAACCCTTATTAGTAAGGCATTTGAGTATATTCAAAACACTGCATTTTAGCCGATATGGACGCAGATAAATTGAAAGACCTTACAAGTATTAAGGCAAACAAAAATAAGCCGTCAGCGAGGCCAAAACAGGCCGCCATGGGCGATTATTCGCAATTATATCCGGGACAACAGCAGGCTATCAACAAACTATCTGATTGGTATTTTAGTAATGAACTTGAATGTACACTTGAAGGTGTCGCGGGTAGTGGAAAAACTTTTATTCTTAGATATTTTCTTGAGAATATTGTTAATAAATCTTATACTATTACGGCTCCTACACACAAAGCTCTTCGAGTTCTTGAATCTCAAGTAGGTAGAAAAGGTATGACTTTGCATAGTTTGCATGGTCTTAAACCTAATATTGATTTACAGAATTTTGATATTGAGAATCCTCAATTTGACCCTCTTAATCCAAGCAAGATACAAAATTATAATCTTGTTGTGATTGATGAATGTTCTATGATTAATAAGGATTTATTCCAACTTAATCGAAATCGTGCTACTACTTATAATGTTAAGATTCTTTATGTTGGTGATCCTCTTCAGTTACCACCTGTAAATGAAGAAATATCTTTAACATTTGCTACTGTTAAGAATAAAGTTGTTCTTACTGATATTGTACGACAAGAAGAAGGTAATCCCCTTCTTGAATTGTTTAGTCTTTTAAGAAATGATATTAAAAATCAAACAAATACTTTTCTGAATTATATAGTTCGAAATAGGTCTAACATACAAGATGGAATTGGTTATGAAATTATTCCACGAGCTATGTTTAATCAAAGACTTATTGATGAATTTAATTCAGATACATTTCATAAGAATATAGACCATTTTAGAATTACTGCTTATACGAATAAAGCTGTTTCTGATTGGAATAGTATTGTTCGTAATAGTATAGTTGGTAAAGATGCTGATATAATTCATATTAACGATTTGGTGTTATCTTATAATACTATTGTTGATGAATTTAAGGAACCAATTATTCTAAATAGTGAAGACTATATTCTTGAAGATATTAGACCTTATATTAGTGACGAAGGTATTAAAACATTTGCTGTTAATCTTAAATCTATGTATGATGGTCATATAACTCAACCATTTCTTATTGTAGATACAAAAGATGCTTCGTTTCTTAAATATAAGGAAATTCTAACACATCTTTATAATAGAGCAGCTAATCGTGTTCAACATGGTTGGTATGTTTATTATAAGTTTAAGAATCGTTTTTTAACAAATCTTAAATTCAGTATTGAAACTATTCAAGGAACTAAGTGGATTAATAAAGACATAGATTATGGTTATTCTATGACTGTTCATAAAACACAAGGTTCTACTTTCGATAATGTAGCAATAGATTTGACAGATATTGTTTTCCAAAATACGAGATTTGGTCGTAGAGAAAATGATATTGATATTCGTAATAAACTTATGTATGTAGCTCTATCTCGTGCTCGCAAAAGTGTTATTATGAAGTATTAAACATAATCTTATTAATCAGACTGTTTCATCTGATATTTTTAATAGTATTAATATTATGTGTAATGCTTGTGAAAGATGTTATTTATCTATTGCTAATCGACGGATACCCGGTGGGGGAGCAGGTTGCACGCCCACTTTGAGGCGTACTATTATATTTGTTGGTGATACACCAACTATTACAGATTATAAAACTCAAACTATATTTAATGGTCGTTCAACTAAAATAGTTAGTCAATTCATTAATGATTATAAACTAACTGCTTGGACTATTAAATCAACTCTTATTCAGTGTGTTTGTGCTGAACCAACTGAACATTATGCTGAAACTTGTTATCCAAATTTTATAGCAACTATTAGGAAATATAAACCTACAATTATTGTTGCTGTTGGACAATTTGTTTATCAGTTCCTTAAAGAAGAAAAATATAAAAGTATGGCATCAGTTGTTAATAAACCAGTTAGGTTTAATGATGCTATACTAATTCCTATATATTCACCAGCCTATATTATGCGTAACAAATGTTATTCAGAATATGTTAAATCTTTTAATCTAATTAGTGACATATTTGCTGAATTATGTAAAGAATATCGTTATTACAGATAAAGTAGTGTTATTATGAATAATGCTTATGAATATGATGTAGAGATATATCCTAATCTATTTGAAGTTACTTTTATACCTAAAACA